CAGAGCAACACAGTAGTGATCGATGGAAGCGAAACATGGTCTTCGTCAAATGTGCCTGATCACATATATTTCACGACCGTCGTAAATAACAAATCAGGTCGTATAAACACGAGTTTATGCAAAACGTATAAGAATAATGGTGAGCCAGTATTTAACAAAAAACATGAAGGAGAATATAACATATACTCTGACCATCCAACTAACGGAGTGTCCGACACAGCTTTTGTACCACCAAATGAAACTGTAACTACAATTCCACAATGGAAAGAATGGCTTAATGCAAATCCGATTGAAATGTTATATAAAACAAAAACCACCGAATTCGTCCCACTCCCACAGCCCGAGCAGAACGCAATCCGAGCCTTGAAAACCTACTACCCTACCACAGTCATCACAGCAGACGGAGGGGAACTTGACCCAGATATCAAAGTAACCTATCGAAAGGAGATTTAAACATGAACTACGCAAAAATCATGGAAAACGGAACTGTGAGAATCAGCTCCATCAAGAAAGAAGGCTATAAGCCACTTAAAGAAGAGAAACCAGAGGGATTTAGTAATTTAGTCTTTATTGGCTACACAGAGACAGAAGAAAACATAATCAAAGAATATGAAGCTGTCGATGACGGAATGAGCGCCTATGGGAAATTGCAGAATGACCTGAAAGCAACACAGGCAGCACAGGAAGTCACAGATCAGGCGGTACAGGAACTGATTTTAGCAACGATGGAAGCGGAGGTGAAATGATGGCACAGTTTTTGGCAAACAGAATCAAAGGTGGACACTTGACAATTGATGATGTACCGGAGAGTTTGAAAGAGCAGGTACAGGCGTTACTTTAGGAGTAAAAATTGAATAAGTAGGACATTAGCACATAGAGATATGTGTTATTTTTATGCCTTTTTCCGGTAGGCGGTAAAGAACCGGAAAAATATTTTAAAGCAACGGTCTGGACAGTGGATGGACTGGGGCAGAAAGGAAAAAGATATGAAATTTAGAGAATTTATGACATTACAGTTATTTGCCGAAGACGAAGGAACTGGGGCAGAAAGCAATGGATCCGGCGCAAACGGTGGAGAGACACAGGGCAACGAGGAAAGTAATGGAGCTTCCGGCAACACGTTTGAGGACTTTTTAAAGGATGGGAAGAACCAAGCAGAATTTGACAGACGGGTCAATAAAGCAATCGAAACGGCGCTTGGAAATGCAAAAGTGAAATGGCAGGAAGATGCTGATCAGAAAGCAGAAGAAGCAGCCAAAGTTGCGAAGATGAATGCAGAGCAGAAACAGCAGTATGAGATGGATAAACTGAAAAAAGAAAATGAGAGACTGCAGGCAGAGTCTGTTAAGAATCAGCTCAGCAGAAATGCATCCGTAGTCCTTGCAGAGAAAGGTATTGAAGCAACGCAGGAGGTACTTGACTTTGTCGTAGGGGCGGATGAAGCAGATACCAATGCAAGAATTGATACTCTGATGAAAATCGTGGAATCCCAGCTTAAGAAAGCCGAGATCGCCAGAGCAACCGGATCTACACCAAAAACCATGACGAACTCAGGAAGTCCAATGTCTGAATTCGAAAAGAGACTTGCAAAGTATAAATAAAGGAGAATGTGAAGATGAAGAATAAAGAATTTATGATGTTACAGTTATTTGCGGCAGGAGACAACAACGATATGCCGGTAAGAAGCTACCAGCTTGAGTTTAAAAGTCTTTTGCAGGCAGTATTTAAAAAGATGTCCTATTTCGCGGATTTTTTCGGCGGCGAACTTGAGGTACTGGATGGAGTCAGAGAAAACGAAACAGCCTTTTACGTAAAAACATCAGACATTCCGGTTGTGGTTGGAACTGGGTACGATAAAACAGCTACGAAAGCGTTTGGAACGGGAACAGGGAACTCTAGCCGTTTCGGGGAGCGAAAAGAGATTATCTACGCGAACACGCCGGTTAATTACTCTTGGGGATGGAATTACCACGAGGGGATTGACCGACACACCGTGAATAATGATTTTGACGTTGCGGTAGCAGATCGCTTGGAACTGCAGGCGAGGGCTAAGACAAAGCAGTTTAACAAACAGCACGGAAATTTTATTTCCCATTCTGCCGGAAAGTCTTTGAAAGCCACAGATTATACGGCAGACAATGTATTAAAGCTGTTTAATGAGCTGTCTAAGTATTTTAATAACATCGAAGCAGTTGGAACGAAAAAAATTAAGGTTTGTTCCGATCTGTACAATGCCGTCGTGGATCATCCTTTGAATACGGCTGCTAAAAACTCCACTGTAAACATTGATGGCAATGAGGTTGTGAAGTTCAAGGGATTCCTTGTAGAGGAGATTCCGGATGAATTATTCCAGTCTAAAGAATGCGCCTATGCATATATTGCTGGAGTTGCAAAAGCATTTACTGGAATTAACACAGCGAGAACAATTGAATCGGAAGACTTTGACGGAGTAGCTCTGCAGGGAGCTGGTAAGGCTGGAGAATTTATTCCGAATGACAACAAGAAAGCTGTAGTTAAAGTGTCGGTGGGGGAATAGCACCCCCTGAAGACCTCGCCTTGGTAGGCAGGGGGAAAGCCGGAAAGGCAAAAGTAGGTAAAGCGAGATAGGAGGTATGAGTTATGGCATATACACCAACTAAATGGAATAATGATGACGTTATTACAGCAGAGAAACTGAATAAGTTAGAGCAGGGCGTAAAGAATGAGCAGGTTGGACCAGCAGGACCAGCAGGAGCAGTTGGACCGGCAGGACCAGCGTACAGATGTGTATGCAATCGGCAGGACCAGCAGGAGCAAAAGGCGAAAAAGGCGATCCAGGAGTAGCAGGACCGAAAGGCGACAAGGGAGATCCGGGCGCACAGGGACCGGCGGGACCAAGTTACGCTCTTCCAGCGGCGAATAAAACAACGCTTGGCGGTGTGAAACAGATGGCTTTGATCGAAGATTTGTCCACAGAAACAGCGACTGACCTGAAAAATAAAATCAATGCGATTCTTGCGGAGATGAAAAAACAGGGGATCATGGCGAATTCATAAGGAGTTGAAATTGAATGCTGGATGATTTAAAAAAACTTCTTGGAATCGAAGATGATTCTCTTGATCAGAAACTGGAGTTGATACTCAGATCTGTGCAGGGGCGCTTAAAGCTCCTGCTCGGAGGAATTGAAGTACCGGAGGAAATGAATCACATTGTCGTGGAAGTGGCAGTGATCCGGTTCAATCGGTTGGGTTCCGAGGGTATGTCATCACACAATGTTGAGGGCGAAAGCATGTCTTACAACGACAATGATTTTGATGGATTTATGGATGAAATACAGGCTTTTCTTGACTCACAAAAAGAATCAAAACGAGGAAGGGTGAGATTTATTTGAGATGTGATACAGAAGTTTTCTTCCAGTCGATCACACCTGGGGAGTATGACAAAGCTACTGGTGACTACAAAGAAGATACTGTACGGGAAGAGAAAAGACGTGCCAGTGTGACGGATACCGGCACGGATACGATGAACCTTGTATACGGATCCATAAAGCAGGGAAGCAAGACGGTGCGGTTACAGATGCATTACAAAAAGCCGTTTGACCGTATCCGAATAGGCAACGCCTTATACAGAGTGGATTTTGAGCGGAAACTGCGAACAAAGCATGTGTTTGTGTTATCGGAGGTGCAAAGTGGCAGAAATTAAATTTGAGGGAATCGCAAAGCTGAATAAAGGTTTGAAGAAGCGGATGGATATGAGTGCTGTGCAGACAGTTGTACGGAAAAACGGGGCAGATATGCAAAAGAAAGCGCAGAGGAATGCTCCAGTCGATACTGGAACGCTGAAAAGAAGTATCGGTATTGACATCTCTGATGGTGGGATGACCGCCACTGTCGAACCAACAGCTGAGTATGCGCCTTATGTAGAACTCGGAACCCGATTCATGGAAGCCCAACCCTATTTAAAACCCGCATTTGAGGAGCAAAAGAAACAGTTTGAAAAAGATTTGCAAAAGCTTGTGAGGTGAGATATGGATCCACAGCAAGAATTATTTACAAAATTACTTACAGAGATCAAAGCATTAGGATATGACGTATATGACGGCTTCTTACCGCCGGATGGTACGCCGTATCCTTTTGTTTATCTCGCAGACAGCCAATTGATCGATGATGCGAATAAGACCGCTGTGTTTGGCAGTGTCCATCAGACAATCCATATTTGGCACGACAATCCAAAACGGCGCGGGACGGTATCAAAAATGCTGTTGGCGATCAAAACCACATGCAGAAAACTGGATCATACCGAAAATTTTGCATGGGATGTCCGGAATGTAAATCAGAGGATTCTTCCGGACACAACAACAAAGCAGCCTCTTTTACATGGGTTGCTAGAAATAGAATTTAGTTTTAGTTAGAGAGGAGAAAAAGCATGTTTAAGACAGGATTACAGTTATTTGCAGAGGCGGTATCTGGCAAGAAAATCGTCTATTTGTATCGACTTGCAGGAAAAGCCAAAGAAGAGGCTGCGAAAAATCTTGCATTCACGACAGAAAATGGAAGAACAAAAAGCAAGGATGCGGATTCTACGGCAACGAAGGACGGAACAATTCGCACACCTGGGGCTGCGGAAACAGAAATCACGGCCACTGCTATCCTTGCAAAGAAAGATAAGTTAATCTCCGAGTTAGAGGACGCAATGGATTCGGATGAGTTGCTTGAAATCTGGGAAGCAAACCTTGAGGATCCGGCAGAACCTGGTCCGAATAAGTTTAAGGGCATGTATTTCCAGGGATATCTCACGGAATTTGAGATCATATCCTCGGCAGATGAAAATGTAGAGGTGTCTCTTACTTTTGGTGTTAACGGCTCTGGAAAACGAGGGGATGTTACTGTAACTGCACAGCAGCAGGAAGTAGCAGCTTATGTGTTTAAGGACAGCGTGAAAGAGGGGGAATAATGCCCTCTGACGATGTAGCCTTAATCGGCAGAGGTAAAGTAGGAAAGGCAAAAGTAGGAAAAGAATAGATCATGTACATAGAGGGCGGCGAGACCGCTCTCTTTTAATGGAGGTAAAAAATATGATGGAATTAACAATTAACGGACAGGTGTACCAGTTTAAATTCGGAATGGGATTTTTAAGAGAGATCAACAAGCAGACGAATATGCCTGTGGATGGATTGCCGGGAGTAAAAAAAGACGTAGGATTCCGATATGCGCTTATGAACTTAGTGAATGGTGATCCGGATGCGCTGGTAAACATTCTTGATGTTGCGAATAAAGGGCAGAATCCGAGAGTGACAAGAGGCCTTTTAGATGAGTATATCGACGATGAGGACACAGATATTGATGAGCTTACAGAAACAGTAATGGGTTTCTTGAAGAGTACCAATGCTACGAAAAAAGCTACAAAAGAGATTGTGGACGCTGTGGAGAAAGAGAAACAGAGAATGGAAGAGGAAGAAGCGAAGAAGAGAGAGCTGATGATGTAGATTTTGAAGAATCCTACAGAGAGGTGGCGTTGAATTGTTTCCGGTATCTTGGCTTTAAGAGCTTTGAAGAAGTGGATAGGTTGACAATTCCAGAATACACCTTGCTCATGGAGGCTGTGCAGCTAAGAGAAGTAGATAAGGACTATCGAAATCATCTGCAAGCATTCCTGAATTTTGCTGTGAAAGCAGAGAAAAAGGTCGGAAAGAATAAGACTAAACCAGTTTATCAGAGATTCAGAAAGTTTTTTGATTACGAAAAAGAAGTAGATCGTGTGAGGAACCGAAAGCAAAAAAATGAAAGATTGGACATAATCGGCAGAATGATGAAAGGAGAGTGATGGCATGGCAGAAAGTTTTTCCGTAAAGGCAATATTATCTGCGCAGGATAGAGGATTTACGTCTGCTTTCAAATCTGCAATGGGTACCGTAAGCAATTTAAAAAGCACGCTCACAAGTGGAATCGGATTTGGAATCATGGCCGGAATTGGACAAAAGGCATTTGGTGCTGTCACATCCAGTATTGGCGGTATGGTGTCGGAATTAAATTCTTCCAGTGCTGCATGGAAAACATTTAACGGAAACATGTCGATGGTTGGCAAAGGCGCTGACGAGATTGCATCTGTAAAAAAGGAATTGCAAGAGTTTGCAGAAGATACTATTTACAGCGCATCTGATATGGCGAGTACTTACGCTCAGCTGAGTGCAGTAGGTATTAAAAGCACGAACAAGCTTGTAAAGGGATTCGGAGGGCTTGCGGCGGCAGCTGAGAATCCAAAACAGGCAATGAAAACTTTAAGCCAGCAAGCTACACAGATGGCAGCGAAACCAACGGTTGCATGGGCAGACTTTAAACTTATGATCGAACAGACTCCGGCTGGTATATCGGCAGTTGCAAAGGAAATGGGCATGACTACCACAGAGCTTGTGCAGAATGTGCAGGACGGAAAAATCGCGACAGAAGATTTTTTTGATGCTATCGCAAAAGTCGGCACAAATGACGCATTTACGAAGCTTGCTACAGAGTATAAGACTGTAGATCAGGCAATGGATGGTCTGACCGAAACAGTAAGTAATAAGCTGGCACCGTCATTTGATGTTTTATCCGGTCGAGCGATTAAATCTTTGGACGGGATAATTAATAAAATCGGAGATCTTGATGGAGATGCAATCGCAGGAAAATTAACTGGATTTCTCGATAAAGCAAGTGGGTACTGGAATGTTTTAAAAACAGAAGCATTAGAAGTGAAGAACGCTTTTGGAGATTCTTTTTCCGCAATCGGCGAAGATCTCGGAAAGATCACCGGTGCGTTTGGATCCACGGAAAGCATTAGTTCTTTCGCCGGTGTAATGGATTCCGCGAGCGGGGCTCTGCAAACATTTGCCGGATTTTTAGAGGATCATTCTGAAACTATCGCGAAAGTGATTCCTCAGATTCCTAAGCTTGTCGTTGCATATAAAGGCTTTAAGATTGCAAAAAGTGTTGCCCCGTTTGTAGGTGCATTCACCAGTGCGATTGCAGGTCTTGCCGGCGCAGGGATTAGTGCGATTGCCGGAAAATTGCTTGGAATTTCCAAGGGACAGAGAGAAGTTGGAGTGTCGAGTAGGGAAAGCATGAAAAGCACTATGGAATCTGCCAAAGCATTTATGATGCTTGGTGCAGGAGTTGCTCTGATTAGCGGTGGTTTCTTTTTGCTTGCTCAAGGAGCGAAAGCTGTGGCGGAATCGGGACCATTGGCTGTTGCTGTTTTAGTTGGAATGGTAGCTGCAATCGCAGGACTTCTGATCGTGGCAAAAATGGTGGCTCCGACATTATCGGCAGGTGCAGCAGGATTTGTTGCATTCGGAGCAGCTGTTGTTTTGGCAGCGGCTGGAATTGCGGTATTGACCGTATCTGCAATTTCATTGGCGAATGCCGGACCTCTTGCAATTGCAGTGATGTTTGGCTTGATCGTAGCAATTGGTGGCTTGATGATTGTAGCGGCAGCAGTAGCACCGGTTCTCACCGCAGGAGCTGTTGGGCTGGTCGCATTTGGAGCGGCAGCAGTCCTTGTAGGAGCAGCTGTTCTGCTTGCGAGTGCAGGATTGGCTTTGGTTGCAAGTGTGCTCCCTATTGTTGCTGAATATGGCTTGCAAGCATCTGTAGCAATCGGAGCATTAGGGGCAGCAATGACAGTGTTTGGAGCAGGGACAATTGTAGCAGGAGCTGGATGTACGGTTCTTGCAGTTGGATTGTTGGCAGTAGGAGTTGCAGTGCTTGGTGTCACGGTGGGAGTTGTTGCATTTGGAGTGGCGATGACAGCAGCGTGTGTTGGCGTACTGGCAATGGCAGCGGCACTATTGGCGGTTAATTCCAGTATGAAGTCGATTGCAAAGAATGCGAAAACAGCACAGAAATCTATCGAGAGCATGAAAGATTCTGTAAGCATTGTGAATGATGGACTTGATGCTCTTGGTAACAAGGCGAAAAGTGCGGTGAAATCTATTGTAAGCGCATTTGACAACGGCGCAGGAAAAGCGAGAAACTCTGGACAGAAACTTGGGGACAGTGCAAAAGAGGGTGTACAGAACGGACTACAGCCAACACAGGCAATTGCAATTAGTACTGTTTCCGCTGTGCTTGCCTCTTTTGCGTCTGGAGCCGGAAGTGCCTACAGTAGCGGTCTAAATATCGGGATGAGCTTCGCAAATGGACTGGCTGCAAGCCTCGGAAGAATACAGGCGATTGCGGCGCAGATGGTAGCCACGGCAAATTCTGCAGTAGCGTCTCGGGCGAGTCTGCCAAAAACGAGAAGTGTCGTAGTAGGTGGCATAGAAAATACTCCGATGGTTGCAGTTTATGGGATGGGCGATGAAATAAATGACAGAATTGATATTCCGGTTATTTCCAGTGTTGATCCAGTCATGACGGCATATACAAGTAGAACTGATACAAAAAAAGAATTATCTGATGGTTACACCTATCAGCGGAACGCGACATACACAATCGTTGTACCAGTTGAGTACAACGGCAGAGAAGCAGCACGTGTTACGGCGGAATTTACGCAGAAAGAGCTGGAAAGCCGTGAGAGTATGAAGATGAGACTAAAAGGAGAAAGAAGCCATGTATGAGTTTGTGGATACAAATCAGGCGGGGAGTAAAAGCTCCCTGCCGAGTGAGGCTCTGCAGATTGATGGGGCATATATTGAAAATTTGATTGACGGATACAGAACTCTGTACGTGACCGGTCGTGAGCTTTTGGGATCGGAAATTTCGGAGAGAGAAATTGATCTTGTGGATGGGTCCGAGTATACGGGAAAGCGAGATACAACCAGAAGTATTACAGTTGGATACCAGTTGCTTTGCACATCCCCTAGAGAGTTTCAGGAAAAATTCAACAAACTCTCTGGAATCTTAAATAAGGAACAGGCAAAGCTGATTTTTGCAGATGAACCGGATAAATATTTTATCGGGACGAAATCAAGTGTAGGAGATGTGGAGCCAGGCAGATTGAACGTAAAAAGCGAATTTACTTTTTATTGTTGTGATCCACGGAAATATTCTGCAGCGGAAAAATCGTTTACCGCCCATCAGGAAAGCGGATATCAGACGCTTACTATTGTAAATGGTGGTACAGAATCCGTTCCGGTAAGCTACGATATCACTCACAACCATGAAAATGGATTTATTGGGATTGCCAGTAAATACGGTGCAATACAACTCGGCAAGATCGAAGAAGCAGACGGCGAAGACTATAAGGCGTCAGAGATACTGTCAGAGGGGTATAGCCTGTTTCAAGACGATCACGGCACCTCTTATCAGAATCCAGAAAATACCACACAGGGAACACTCGAAGTCAAGAATGTTGCCGGATATAACGTCATGGCATTAAAAGGTGGACAGGCAACATCCGGGTACTGGAACGGCGGAATGAGAACACTTACTATCCCGGTTGACAGCGAGGGCAGACGTGGGGCAAAGAACTTTTACTGTTACACGCAGCACTGGTTCGAGACTGGATTGATGGGACAGACGGGAGCACAGACTATTGCGTTTCTTACAGGGAAAAATGAAGTGATCTGCTCTATGTCTATTAACAAGAGTGATACGGTTGGTAATACGGCGCATGTGGACTGGTTCGCACCACAAAACAAGAAGATCAAGACACTGGATTTCCAGCCGACAGCTTATGAGGGAAACCCGTTTAATTTAAAGATGGGTGGCGGGCATAATGATTTTTTAAAAGAAGGGGATCGGTTGCGTATTTTCTGGTATGGGCAGTACTATTACTTCACTATCCCGGAAATCAAGGACATGGCGTGCGAGAAGATACAGGTCTGGATCGGGCAGTGGGGAAGTAGAGATCTTGGAAATCAGCTGGTTACGCACAATTATTTAAAAAGTATCTGGTTCCGCAAGGATAACGTGGAAAAATACAGAGATGTGCCGAACCGGTATAAGTCCGGAGATGTGGTCTATATTGATGGAAATGATACAGCGGTTTATGTAAACGGGATGAAGCGGATGGAAGATGAAATCCGAGGAAGTAAGCATTTTCTGGTACCGCCGGGAGAGACGGAGATCCAGTTCTCCTACTCGGCATTTAGCAGTCCTCCACCAACGATTAAAGCCAAAATAAGGGAGGCGTATTTATAATGAATGAAATCAGAATTGCCGTACTGAATCCACATGACAGGGTGCTTGCATTTTTGGATAACACCCATCGAAACTCTATGCATTATTGGAACGATGAGCTCCATGAATATCTGCAGGGGACAGCGAATACATACGCATTTACGGTAAGTTCCAAACACGAGGATGCGGCGTATATCGTAGAAGGGAATAAAGTAGCCTTTGTATATAACGGAAAAGACTACTATCTGAATATCGTACATGTGGAAAAGGATGAATTTACAGTTACTGCGACAGCATGGTCTTTAAGCTTCGAATTGATCAACGAGAATGTTGGGGCATACAAATCTGAAAGTGCAATGAGCTTTGAGGAATATGTAACTGCCTTTGATCCGGAACGTACCGTGCGGATCGGGATCAATGAAGTGTCAGATAAGCGGATTTCAAACGAATGGACAGGTGAGGCAACGGTACTGTCCCGTTTATTTTCCGTGGCGAATGTATTCGATGCGGAGATTGAGTTCCAGACTGTGTTAAATGATGATTATTCACTGAAAGAAATTGTAATGAACGTGTATCGGGAACACTCAGACAATAACACGGGAGTTGGGGAGTTCCGGGGAGATATCAAACTGCGGTACGGGAAAAATGTTACCGGCATCCGGAAGGAATCCAGTATCGAAAACCTGTACACCGGTATCCGTCCAACAGGAAAGGATGGACTGACTATACAGGGAATTGAGAAAGAAGAGCTGGATGAGAACGGTGTAGTAGAGTTTTATACACAAGGTCCAGATATCCGGGCACCACAGGCAAGAGATCGCTTCCCATCGAATCTGATAAACAAGGAAGACGGATACATCTTTATGCCAAAATCCTACGATACGGATAATAAAGACAAGCTGTACAGTATGGCGCTGTCAGATCTTAAAACCGCATCTGAACCGGCTGTGACTTATGATGTAACGGGGTATTTTGATACTGCTATCGGAGATACCGTGGAGATCGAAGATGAGGAGTACGTTCCTACCTTATACTTGAGTGCAAGAGTATCGGAGCAGGTTCGCAGTTTCACGAATCCGCAAGCAAACAAGACAGTCTTTACCAATTTTAAAGAGCTACAGTCGGAAATCTCTGAAGATTTGCTGCAGAAAGTAGAGGATCTGATTAACAAAACAAAGATTTACACCTGCTCCATTGCCACAAACAATGGAATTATCTTTAAAAACGGCATCGGGAGCACAACGCTGACAGCCTACGCTTACAACAACGGTGTGGATGTGTCTGGAAATCTGGAGATTCGGTGGAGTAAAGATGGGACAGAGTTTTACGTTGGCAAGAGTGTTACGGTTAATGCCGAGGATGTGGATGTTAAGGCGGTTTACTCATTTACGGCTTACGAAAATGGCGTAAAGCGTGGGTATTATGAGGTCACAGTGACAGATGTATCGGATGGAGAGCCGGGAAAAGACGGAACAACGTATTACACATGGTTTAAATTTGCCGATGACGAATATGGAAATGGAATGTCCAGTAGTCCGGATGGAAAAGAATACTTAGGAATCGCCTACAATAAGGAGACTCCGGTAATGTCCAATAATCCGGAAGATTACCAGTGGGCAAGGATCACCGGAGAGGGAGTACCAGGAAAGCCCGGAGATGACGGAAAAACTTACTATACGTGGGTGAGATATGCGGATGATGCCAGCGGAAACGGGATGTCTGACAGCCCGAACGGAAAATATTACATCGGATTTGCCTATAACAAGGAAGTACCGACAGAAAGTAGCAATCCCACAGATTATCAGTGGTCGAAGTATAAAGGGGATGATGGTCAGGACGGTGTTGGAATCGAATCTATTACAAAGTACTACCTCGCATCCGAAAAGAGTACCGGAATCACAAATTCCTCTTCTGGGTGGAGCACTACGAAGCAGGACATGACGGACGTAAAAAAATATTTGTGGAGCTACGAAGTTTATGCCTACACAAATGGAACCTCGACCAAGACAACCCCTATTATCATCGGAGTACACGGGCAGAATGGGGCAGACGGGGATTCCGGCATTATCGTGTCTCCAACAGCTCCGGAAAATCCAAAAGCGGGACAGCTCTGGCAGACTGCAAGCGGAGAGCCGATTAAAAGATGGGACGGCAGTAAGTGGGTGATCTATTACATTTCGGTAGAAAATCTGAATGTAGAGGCGCTAAGTGCGATTGCCGCAAACCTCGGAACTGTAACCGCTGGACTTATAAAGAGTCTGGACGGACACTTTTTTATCCAAGTAAATACCGGAGAGATCTACTCCGAGGATGAAAACGAGATAAACAGCTCTGCAATAAGCAAAGGTGTATTTGTAGCGAATGGGATGGACAGCGGCAGACACACAAGCTTGTCTATATTCCCAACGCAGATTGCGCAGTATTTTGACGGAGCCACCATTTCCAACCTTGTTATTTTTAAACGGGACGGTATATTTGTTAAAAGCTCCGGATCATACGAAATAAACATATCTAAAGCAACAAATTATGACTCCGGAAAAATAAAAGGACCATTCGCCAGCACAAACTCATCCAACTATATACAGGCGGAGCTAATAAGGAGAGGGTGCGTGGTTACATGTAAAATCACAGCGCTTATACAGTTTCCGAACACGGGATCACATGGGCCGTTTGACGAATTAAGGATCCCTATAGGATATCGACCAGTCGTAGACATAGTAGAAACGTACAGCGAATTGGTTGGTCCGTCAGTTATCGGGACTGGCAGATATTATATTTCAAAAGACGGAGGAATATCCATTGTAACTGGCAAGACAGACTACTGTGAACGCATAAAGACATTTACATGGATTACGGATGACTAAAGGAGTGAATATGGAGATCAGAGCGAGACCGTGAGGGTCTTATTTTTATACTTAAAAATTAGAAAGGAAAGTGAGGATATGAAGAAAATGGAGCAGTTGGCAAATGTAAAAGCGTTTTTATGCATGGTATTCGGAGCTATTGCAGGAGGATTTGTAAATCTGATTGGAGGATGGTCCGAGGATTTGACTACATTACTCATTTTTATGGGAGTGGATTTCGTACTCGGATTGCTGATCGCAGCCTTTTGGAAAAAGAGCAACAAGTCAAAAAATGGGGCACTGAGCAGCTACTCTGCATGGAAAGGTCTGTGCAGAAAAGGGGTATCCCTACTGATCGTACTTATTGCATATCGGCTGGATGTTACTCTCGGCGTAGACTACATCCGTACAGCCGTGGTACTGGCATTTATAGCAAATGAGGGTATCTCGATTTTGGAAAATGTTGGAATTATGGGTGTGAAATATCCGGAAGCGTTAAAAAAAGCACTGGATGTTTTAACAAATAAATCACAGGAGCAGGAGGGCGAGTAATCGTCCTCTTTTATTGTGCGACATCGCACGGAAAGGAGAAAATATGAGTATTTGTCGTGGAGTAGCAGGAAACAGAGGGAGAAATCCGGTAGGAATCTTTATCCATAATGACGCTGGTAGTCAGAATGCGAACGCAGCGTTTTACAGAAATTGGTTAAAGACACATCCTTTGGAAAATGGATTTGCGCACTATTATGTAGCACAGGACGGAATCTTACAGGCAGAGGACGACTGGAATTGTGCATGGCACTGTAGAGATACGAGTGGAAATTTGAATTATCTGAGTATCGAAGTATGCCAGAGCATGGGTGATCTGGATGTATTTAAAGCAAATGAGGAAAAAGCATTGCAGCTGGCAGCGCAGAAGTGCAAGCAGTATGGAATCACGCCAAGCACAAGTACAATCAGACTGCATCAGGAGGTCTATGCCACATCTTGCCCGCACAGATCTGTAGAAATTCACGGCGGCAGAGAAGCTACAAAATCCTATTTTATCAAGCGTATCAAGGAGTATATGGGAGGTAATGTAACCCCACCAACTTATGTATCTGGTGGACAGAGTTCTGGACAGTCACCAGCCCAACAGAAGCAACCAGAAGTGGTATTTACTTACGCCGTCAAACTGGAAGATGGTCGAATCCTGCCGTTTGTACGGAATCTCACTGATTTTGCCGGGATTCAGGGTAAACGCATCACGGATGTAGCTATTAAGGTGGACAAAGGCTCCGTAAAATACAGAGTCCACGTAATCGGCAGAGGTTGGTTGCCTTATGTGACAGGATGCAACTGGAATGACCACGACAATGGTTATGCAGGTACAGGACAGCCGATTGACGCAATTGAGGTGTACTACAATACTCCAGCGGATTATGTGGCAAAATACGGCTATCAGAAAGCACAGTACCGTGTCAGCCCTGTAAATGGAGCTTACTGGTCATGGCAGTATGATAATGAGACCGGAAGTGGACAGGACGGATATGCTGGAGCGTTCGGACAGGCTATCGACAGATTCCAACTGTTTTAATAAAATCCCCTCGGAGATTAGCTCTCTGAGGGGGTATCATCTTCCCAATTTAAATATCGTTCAATGGTTCCCGTTATGCTATTGATAAATTTCTCCTTGTCTGGATCCTTTGAATTTGCAGACTGCAGGTATTCGAGAATCTCAGTAAGATATGCTGTGCTTTGCACTTCTTTTTCCGGCGTGTCATTCGATTCGTAAGATACCAAACTCCCTACGAGGAATGCTGCTTTGAACTTATAATCATCCGACTCTAACGCATCCTTAAATAAATCAATAATACTTCTTTTCATTTCTGCTCCTCTTTAGCTGGCCTATCCATTCTTCAAATGTTCCATTTTTTATAGCTTCATCCGCTTCTTTTCGCACATCTTTCGCTATCTCAATGTTACTATCAGATATCAAATAATATGTTTTATTTTTGTATCCAATGGTAGCCCTGTATTTGCCTTTGATTAGTGATATCCCATTAAATCCAGTTGTATTGTTTTTTGATACAGTCCCTTTGTAAAATATGAGAGATGTATGATCATTTAGGTTTCTTCCTCTTTCCAGTTGTCCGGCTTTCTCTCCATTACGCTTTAAGCATCCACAGCTTACGGTTTTACCTCTTTTTAGACTATCACCGCGTACAGAAACTTTATTTCCGCACTCGCATTGGCAGAGAAATGTTCGATGTGATCCGCATGATTCAGATTTCAGCACAGTTAGCCTTCCGAATTTTTGACCGATTAGATTATATCTTTCTTTTCTCAGGCAGCCACAGCTTTTAACTCGTCCTTGACTCAAATCTCTTGTTGATGCACATATAGTGCCGCCGCAATCACATTTGCATTTCCAAACGATAGAGCCATTTTTTATTTTTTCCGTTTTCTCAATCACGGTAAGTTTCCCAAACTTTCTTCCGGTTAAATCATCCATTTACAATAATTCCCTCACATCGCATTCCAGCGCATCTGCTAGAGCAATTGCGTTCCTAAGCATCATTTTCCCAGTATCGCATTCTCCACACTCATATTTCTGTATCTGTCTGATGTTAATTCCGGTCTTCTCCGAAAGTTCTTTCTGTGTCATTCCAGACAATGTCCTATTGTACATGACGCCATTTATTCTGTTGTTGTGACAATCCAACCCCCTGCTTGTTAATGCGCATATTCCGCACATACCATCAGTTCTCATGCAATCACTATATCTTCTCATACTATTACTCCTATGATACAATTTCAAGTACTTCTGCGTTCCTGATGATGATTTCACCGAGATCCTGTCCGTATTCCGCAGAGTCTCCACCGATTATAGCAACGTGATCTCCGAAGTATCCTTTTGCAAGCTCGGCTTCATCAATTTTTACAGCGCATGTTCCATTAAGTTCTTCCTCTGTCATTTCACCATCCACCCATACAAAGGAGTTATCAAGCGTCTCTCCAAGTGTAAACGGATTTTCTTGCACCCGAACTCCGATATAGCCAAAATCATAGTCATCTTTGATTTCTTCGATTCGTTCCATGATTTTTTCAACCGCTTCATTTCTCGTCATCTTTCACATCTCCTTTGCTTTATCTTATGGTCTTATTATACGCCATATAAGGCGTAAAGTCAATAGCAAATCAAAAACTTTTTAAAATAATTTCAAGCCCAGCAATCCATCCACTGTGATATAATAATATGTAGTCAATGTGAGGGAGAACAATTATGGAATATCAGATCTACGAATCTTACGATACGTTTTTATTATACCAAGAGTTTATGGAGATACCAGGAAATACTTTTAAATTTCGGCTGCCAGTAGGTATGACTCTGACAACCGAAATAATGCACACCTTTTTACGGGCGGCGTATATGAGTGTTGGACGGATGGAGTTGCCGTCCTAAGAATATTGTATCATTTTCGTGTATATTTATAATAAGTAAAAATATTATAGGTTATTGTTATTTGGTGGACCGGACGGGGAGCTCGCTGCATCAATGCGGTATTTATCTCAGCGGTATACCATGCCATATAAAGAGGTGACCGCAACACTTACGGATATCGGTACATCTGTACCGATATTGCACACGTTACTTTTCAATAAAAGATGTTTCTAAAATTTCTGTTTTGAAATATTCCCCTTTTCCCGTTGCCTTTACTTTCAGCCGGATTCCTATCGGTATTGACTTCAACCATACATCAACAATATTTCCCTTATGAATCTCCATATGGTCTAGTACTTCCTTATAAACATCTTCGCTATCACTATCCAGTTCCATAATTTCATCTAAGGCTTTTATATACTTCTCCATATGATTTACCTGACGAGAATCCGACTTGTCTTTTTGTAAAGCATCTGACAGTTGTATATTCAGTTTTTCAAGTTCTTCGTTATACCACTCTGTTTGACTCTGTAAATCTTCCTTTGAAATCAGTCCATCAAGCATTAAATCAATTGCTTTTCGTTTCTTCATTTCAAGATTATCTATTTTCTTCTTGATTTTCTTTGAATCTAATTTTTTTGCTGTTGTTTTTTGAAGCTGTGAGATTTCTTTTAAAATTTCTTTTTTCAAGGAATCACGTTCTCCTTGAACAAGAGTGATACAGTAATTCATGCAAGTTTTTAAAGAACGGTCATTGATAGAAGAATTATTACAGCCGATTTCGTTTCCGTCAGCGTCTTGTTTCTTTGTGCCATGATTCGCAGCGGCATAACAACGCCAAGCCTTATAGACATCTCCACTCATTAATTTTTTCGTGCGGCTGACATAACGGCATCCACATTCCGCACAATGAATTTTCCCACTGCACCAATAGCGGTTACTATGCTTTGATTTCTGTTCTTCTGAAGGAGAACGTCTTTTCAATTCCTCCTGTGTCCTGTTCCACAAATCTCTGTCAATAATAGGTTCATGATGTTCTTTCAAGTAAACCATTTCCTCCTCTCCCCTGTTGTATTTCTTTGAATGAGTTAGATAATCTGGTGTGTATGTTTTCTTCTGACATAAATCCCCTACATATTTTTCATTTCTTAACACCCGAAGAATAACTACATTAGACCATAAAGCAATTCTTTTAGGTCGCATCCCTTCTGCTAAAAGTTCATTTGCAATAGTCCATGTTCCTTTTCCTTCATTTGTATATTTATGAAAAATTGCTTGCACTATCGGAACTTCTTCTTCATTAATATGTAGTTGTCCATTCTGAACAGTATAACCTAATAAGTCTCTGCCAAATACAACACCTTTTTCCATCTGACGCTTTTGCCCCCATTTCACACGTTCCGAAGTCTTTCTGGATTCTTCCTGTGCGATACTTGCCATAATAGTTAGGCGAAGTTCTCCATCAGCGTCTCTTGTGTCGATATTATCAATAGTAAAAATAACACCGACACCTGCTGATTTAAGTTTGCGTGTATAAGACAGCGTATCCACTGTATTCCGGGCGAACCTTGCAACCTCTTTTGTTATAATCAAATCAACATCTCCGTTTAGAGCATCCTGTATCATTTTCTTAAAGCCGGAACGTTTCTTTATCTGTGTTCCGCTGATTCCCTCATCATAGTACACTTCACTAAGTTGCCAACCTTCATGATGTGTAATATAATCAGCAAAATAACTTCTTTGGCTTAAAAGTGAATTCGTTTGGTCTTCTTTATCTGTAGATACTCTGGCATACGCCGCAACCCTTAAAATATTTTCTTTCATTGTGCTACCTCCATAAATGAAAATAGCACACCACAAGACAACCATATTGTATCAAAATCTCTTGTGATGTGCAATTTAATTTGCGTTATTTTTCATTTATCAGAGAATTTAGTTGCTCATCTGACAAAAGGGAGCGTCTATGTAATTCTTTATATATTCCGCACTTTAAGATTTTACGAAAGGATTTTTGTATCTCTATTGAAAGCATTTTACTATCCGGCTCTTTTCCAGATTCGCCAGTAGATTCTTGCATACAATTCCCCCTTTCCATGACTTATAATTACATTATGCGAAAGCCGCAAAAATGTTCCTAATCTTTCTTTTCCGCAAAAGGTAGCTTTTGCTGTTCCCCTGCTGTCAAAGTACGAAAATCTGTATCTCTTTCAAAATAAGCCTGCACAGACGGATAGATAATTTTCTTCCCCTTATCATCATAGGTTATTACTTTATGTATTCGTCTTAAAAAAGCCTCCCATGATTCTCTGTCTTCTCTTTGTGCTTCTGGATATTGCCGCTCTAACGCCCAGTTTGATATAATATAAACCTTATTGTAGCAGGCATATTTATTTGCATATCTGGACGGAAGTTCTAACGGATAAATATCACAGTACAGGAGCATTTCTTTCAGACGGAGAGAGGAACGAAACTCATCAAAGGCAATAACGGGCTGACAGCGATACCCATCAAAAGGATTTTTGTAATCCGTAATACGGTAAACATCTATAAAATTATGTGCTTCTAACACACCTCTTGTCTTTCCTGTACCTGTATGACCGCTGATATAGCACACTTCCATGTCAAGCCGGACAGAATCCTTGAATCGTTCTGTAAGAATGGTAGTCCGCACCTTGTCTATTTTATCAATCTGCAAGATATAATCCTGATTGACTGCTAATATCTCCGCATTTGTCATATTATCCAGTACCATCTGATACAACTCTGACATATCATGCCTTTTCCCTCTGCTATCTGGCGGGCGTGTTCCGTATTCCTCAAAAGAACCTTGTATTTTTGTCTCTTGCTTTGAATCATTTTCCCATTTTCCAGACTTGCTCACATAAGCAACATTATCAGAAATCGTACTTCTGCACTTTTCTATATGGGCTTCCGGAAAATATCTCTTTATCATGCTAAAACGTACCCTAGACGAAAATACAACAAAAATATGTGTATGAAATAACGTACCCTTTTCATCCGCCATACATAGATAAACTAATGTTTTAAAATTCCTATGTAAAATTTCAAATATACGTTCATGTGTATATCCTTTTTTCAATGAATCATTGATTGTTAATTGATACATCAACGCTTGTGTGTCTGCTATGATAATCACTCCTTGTGCATTTTGTGCTATGATGTGAACAAGGCAGAAAGCCTTGTAGTTACCGGTGTTTTTCATGTTTGTGCCATGTTGGGTAATACTAGCCCAACATGGCAGGGCTAAGGGCTTGCGGCTTCGCCGCCGCCCTTGCCTGCCTTTAGGGATATTACGACAATGCCTTGACACAGATTTCCTGCATTTTTTCCATATCCCTCACAGTCGGGATTTTAACAAAGTGCAAATCCGAGCCTTGAAGAAGTAAAATCCCTTCTCCCCTTTCAAATTGCCTGTTTTCTACCATTTCAATATATTCCTTTGGCATAAGCATTTCATAAATACTCCGCATAGGTGCACCGAGAATCATAATGATTCCGTAGTTCAAACGGCTACCGTCTGGAAAAGCTTTTGCGTCTGGACGCTGGCAGGAACAGATAAAACGAACTCCCAATGACCTGCCAAGCATGAGAATTTCTGAAACCTTGTTCATCACATCTGCTGCCTTTTTCTTGTCCTCTCCCTGCAAGGCTAAGATATTTGCCATATATTCATCCCAAATTAGGGTTACTGTATATCTGTTTTTATCTTCTCCTGACTGTCTTTTATGTAAAATTGTATAGACAACCTCTAAGGCTTCTAATGATTTTTTATAAGGATAGTAAAAAGTGCACCCTCTTAAAAAAGCAAATGAATCGTCTTGCTTAAAATCTGCAAAGAAATACTCCGCTTCTGGTGGAGAAGCAAGAATCAGCATTTTCAGACACCAGACAAGTGCATAAGATTTCCCACTACCGGACATACCGCATAAAATCATATGGCTATTCGTTTTCAGGGATATATCCGTAAACAGAGCATCTCTTTTCCCGTACCCATGCCAAGCGTCATAATCATACCCAAGTTTGAGAAAATTATTCTTCGTCATACAATACGCCTCTTTCCGGCGGCTTTCTTCCCTTTTTGCTGTACATCACAATCAGCTTTCCTTTATCTTTATTTTTGCCACCATATTCTAAATCAGGATTCACAAAATGTAGATTCATACAATCGGCAATCGCTTCTTTGCATTTTCGCCACCGTTCCATAGGAATCTGACTGTAAAATACCCTTGTTGTTACCCCTGTTTTTTTATCCCTGTTCTTTTTTATCAGAACTGGACAGCCGTTTCTTAAATCCTGCCCAGTAAAGGCAAGCCCAAGATTATATTCATCATGCTTTGCCGTCATAACTCCAATACAATAGACTGTAAAAATAAATAGAATTATAAACATGATAGTTCCTCCAATATGGACGATACCACGCCAAACGGGAAGTATCAGTTTAGGAGTATGAGCATATAACCCTGATTTCTGATTCCATAACATCCAAAAGCCTGCTAATATCGCCAATGGGAAAATATTGAGGTATGGTCTTAAAATCAACTGCTGTATTGCTAATGAAAGCCGGAAATAACGTTTTTTTATTCTCTCTAAAATTCTCATAACCTCTCCTTTTCTTTTGTCTTTGTCAGGGGAAGAGTGTCTCCCCTCCCCCCGACAAAATGTCACATTACACTATTGTAATGGATTCAATTTTTCCTTTGTAATTAAAGGAAATCTCCAAAGTATCATTGACTTTTACCTGTTCTGGCAGAGAGATTCCTTCTTTAAGGAAGAATTTTTCTGCTCTCAGTCCATGAACATTTTCATCTTTGAAAGCTACAAAAATATTCATTCCTACAATCTGTTCTCCGTCTTTATTGGTAAAATCTACACCCATAAAACCGAGTAATTTTGCCTGCATAAGTTTCACCACCTTCCTATCATACATACAAATATTTTTTCGTTAAGCACTTAACTTGTTTTAATTATAACTTGCTTTTTAATACTTGTCGTGATATTCTTTTAACTATGATATATTTGACATAATCGTATTTTCAATCTATCTTATGTATGATACAGTTATTAAAATTTATATCATGTTTCTTAATAAGCATTTTTTATAAATTAAAAGGAGTATTAAAACTATGGACTATGAAGAATTTAAAAAAGACGTATCTTTACGGTTAAAAGAAATTAGGAGAAAAAATAATGATACCCAAGAGAAATTAGCCACAGAAATCAATATATCTAAAGAAAATTTATCCAAAATCGAGCAAGGTAGAGTAAACTTGACCTTAGAAAATTTATTCAGAATTGCCGAACACTATCATGTTTCATATGACTACCTTTGCAAAGGTGAATCCACAAGCACATTTTTAAACACACTAGAAAAACTAGTATCCATTAAATTTATATCTGCTCAAAGCGGAGAACAAAAGTTGAAATATCCTGTGTTAAAAATAAATCAAACGCTATTAGATTATCTAATCCAAAAAGCTCTTGCTGATATTCACCCTAAAATGCCAGACCATATAAAAGCACAGTGGAAAAAAGAACTGCAAAACAATTTTTACAATGATATGAATAAAAAGGATTCACCTTATAATACTGAATTTGCACTTGTCAAAGAAGACTTAATTTATCCTGATGATAATAAGAGTGATTGGAAACAATCTGATTTATTGCGAGAAATAGATAAAGCAATCACACAGTAAAAATAAAACAGCGTTGCAGATACTTCTTTGTCTGCAACGCTGTT